ACAGCTAAAGCTTTGTTTAGTTCTGGTTAGTTCTGTTTAGTTTTATCTGGGCTCAACTAAGAATGGGCTGTATAAATTTTGATCAACTAGGATAATCTTTGCTAGTCTTTTGTGATGCCCTAGTTTAGTTCGAGGGGGAGGACAGGATGCACGGGGGTACACCACCCATATATATAGCAATCATATACATTTTTAGAAGAAATGGATGTTTACTAGACAGGTCCTTAGCGGTACACTAGAGAATCTTTGATAGCCCTCACTATATATTATATATATTAACTTCCCCCGGGGTACTATATCATTGTACAGATAAATATCAATTTTGTCAAGACCTTTTTAGTTTATTTATCTCTTGACAACATCGTATACTAGACCTATAATAGATTGCATGAGTTATCTCCCACAAACTACAGATAAAAAGAATAAGGTTCTTACGGAGAAACAACAGTCTTTTCTGGACAATTTGATCCAGACAGGAGGTGATCCGAAGAAAGCAGCCGAGCTTGCAGGATACTCAGGCAATTATCATCAAGTTATAAAATCATTAAGACAAGAAGTGATCGAATTAGCCTCGGATGTACTAGCTCGTTCTGCCCCTCAAGCAGCCTTTAAACTTGTAGACATCATGAATAGTGATGCACCTATACCACAGGTCAGCAATAAGCTGACTGCTGCCCAAACGATTTTGGATAGGGTAGGTGTATCTAAAAGTGATAAGTTGGATGTAACTCACTCTAGTGGAGGTGGTATATTTATACTTCCTGAGAAAGCACCTATTGAAGTAGAAGCACAGGATGTAGAATATGAAGAAGAAGAGTAATGGCAAAAAAGAAAACAACGACTAAAAAGAAATCTACGGTAAACAAAGCAGGTAATTATACCAAGCCTACAATGCGTAAGAGATTATTTAATAAGATTAAAGCAGGAAGTAAAGGTGGTAAACCCGGACAATGGAGTGCTAGGAAAGCCCAACTATTAGCAAGCGAATATAAAAAGGCAGGTGGAGGCTACAAGTAATGGCACTAAAAAAGTCTCAGAAGTCTCTCAAGCGTTGGACTAAACAGAAGTGGAGGACTGCTAGTGGTAAGAAGTCTTCAGAAACTGGAGAGGTATATGCTCCTGCAAAGACAATAAAGAAACTTAAATCAACTGCTAAAGGTCGTAAGAAACTTGCAGCAGCAAATAAGAAGAAGCGAGAAGCTACTAAGAAAGGAAAGCAACATGCAAAGCATGGGCTACATAAAGGTAAAAGGAGATAATGATATGGATATATTTATTTTTATAGTTGTAGTACTAGCTGTCGTAGGTGTAGGGTTAAAGAAATATAAGCCTGAAGTATACGACAGAATTAAAAATAATATTAAGAATATTGGCAAAGACCCATTTTAATATTATGAAACAACAGAACCAAAAGATTAAAACTAAAAAAGAATTAGCAAGGCTACGAAAGCAGCAAGAGTTAAGACAGCATAATCAATGAGTATGAGAGAAGAATATAAAAAAGGTGGGAAAGCTAAAGACTCACGTTTAAAAAGAGCAGGAGTATCTGGTTATAATAAACCTAAACGTACTCCTAATCATCCTAAGAAATCACACATTGTTGTAGCAAAAGAAGGTTCTAAAATTAAAACAATTCGTTTTGGACAGAAAGGAGCAAAGACTGCAGGTAAACCTAAAGCAGGTGAATCAGCTAGAATGAAAGCAAAGCGTAAAAGCTTTAAGGCTAGACATGGTAAGAATATTGCTAAAGGAAAAATGTCAGCAGCTTATTGGGCTGATAAAGTAAAATGGTAACACCTGAAGAATGGCAAGAGAAAGAATTAAGTTGGTTAGCTAAAAAACAATTAACACTTGTAGCTATTATGTCCGTCATTCAAGTTATCATGTTAGGACTAATGTTATTATTCATGTATATTAATTCAATTATATTTAAGTAAGATGCCACAAATAGGAAGCAATGAAAAACCAGTTCTTATGACAAATAAGAAGAATGGTGGTCGTATGGGTAAAGGTTCAAGACCTAGAAAAACGTCAGTATCTCAAGAACAATTTAATGATAACTGGGATAGGATATTTAAAAAGTAATGCCTTACTCACAAAAAGTACTTGACAGATTTGACAGTGTATTAAATGAACCTGAGAAACATGCAGTAGGTAGGTTTGATCCTACTGATCCTAATGTAGCTACAGGCATGACAGGTGCACCTGCATGTGGAGATGTAATGAGACTACAACTTAAACTTGATGGGAATACTATAGAAGACGTTAAGTTTAAAACATATGGTTGTGGTTCTGCTATAGCTTCTTCAACTTTGTTTGTAGATATGCTCAAGGGTAAAACAATACAAGAAGCAAAACAAATTAAAGACAAAGATATTGCTGAAGCTTTAGAGCTTCCACCTATAAAGTTACACTGTTCTGTTCTTGCAGAAGAAAGTATATCTAAAGCAATTGAAGATTGGGAAAACAAGTTAGCACGTAGGCAACACAATCAGTTATGAAAGAAGGATATATAAAAAGAAAAACATCAACTATTCCTTTTGGATATGAGCCTAGTGAAGTTGATGGCTACTTCAAACCAGTTCCTGATCAAATAGAAGCCTTAGAAGTTGCAGAAGATTTAGTAGCTAGTGAATCTATAAGCTTACGTGATGCATGTGATTGGATAGAATTTAAAACTAAACGTAGTATTACAGCAGCAGGATTAAAAAAACACATAGATAAAAAATATGGAAAACGAGAACAACGACTTGAAAGATTGGGAACAGAATCCACATCTTTACTTGACAGATTCTGAAGGAAGCTTTATACTAAAGAATGATGGTACACCTCGTAAAAAGGGAGGTAGACCTAAAGGAAGTAAATCAAAATATTTTTATTCACATGGTCAAAAAGCAAAACAAGCAGCTAGACGTTCAGTCTCAGCGAAACAAAAAGCAATTAAAAAAATTGAAAAGCAACTTGAGTCAAAGAGAAAAGCTCTTAGACAGACGAATGATGTCCTCGGTAAACTCGAAGATGAATCGTCAAAGCCGACAAAATCGGGGAAGGTAGTAACTAAAGAAGAACTTAATGTTCTACCTAAAGCTGTTCAAGCTGAGATAGATGCAGGAAGTCATGTAGTCTTTCATCCTAATGAAGGACCTCAAACAGAGTTCTTAGCTGCAGATGAAAAAGATGTTCTCTATGGCGGTGCTGCAGGTGGTGGTAAATCATACGCTATGTTAGTTGATCCATTAAGGTATGCACATCGCAAAGCACATAGAGCCTTAATACTAAGAAGGTCTATGCCAGAGTTACGAGAACTTATAGATAAATCTCGTGAACTTTATCCACAAGCATTTCCCGGATGTAAGTTCAGGGAAGTTGAAAAGGTATGGAACTTTCCGAGTGGAGCAAAGATAGAGTTCGGTTTCTTAGAAAGAGATGCAGATGTATATCGTTACCAAGGACAAGCATATAGTTGGATAGGATTTGATGAGATAACTCACTTACCTACAGAATTTGGTTGGAACTATTTAGCCTCACGTCTTAGAACAACAGACCCTGAAATTAAAACTTATCTACGTTGTACTGCTAACCCCGGAGGTATTGGTGCTTCTTGGGTAAAGAAAAGATATGTTGATGCGTATGCACCGAATGAATCTTTTTTTGGAACAGATGGACTAACACGTAAGTTTATTCCTGCACGATTAACAGATAATCCTTACTTAGCAGAAGATGGAGTATATGAGCAAATGCTTATGTCGTTACCTCCTGTTCAACGTAAACAATTGTTAGAAGGTAATTGGGATATTAATGAAGGTGCAGCTTTCGTAGAATTTGATCCGGATGTACATATTGTAACTCCTTTTCAGATTCCTTTGACATGGGAACGTATAAAAGGTATTGACTATGGGTATGCATCAGAGAGTGCTTGTATATGGGGAGCAGTAGATAGAACAGATGGAACTTTAATTATTTATCGTGAATTATATAGAAAAGGCTTGACAGGTGAGGATTTAGGCTCTATAATAACAGACATGGAAATGGAAGACCCTTTTTCTGTTTCTGGTGTATTAGATACTGCTGCATGGGCAAGAACTGGTACAACCGGACCAACAGTAGGAGAGTCGCTTGTTAAGCAAGGACACAAGCTTAGACGAGCAGATAAAAATAGAATACAAGGTAAAATTCAGATTCACGAATATTTAAAAATACAATCAAGTGGCAGACCTAAATTGCAGATATTTAATACTTGCCCAAACTTGATAAAGGAATTACAAAGTATACCATTAGATAAACGTAACCCTGAAGATGTAGATACACATGCTGCGGATCATGCTTATGATGCTCTGCGGTATCTTATTATGAGTAGACCTAGAATAAATAATCCTATGGATAATATTCGTCAATATCATAGAGAATCAATTTACAAACCTGTGGATGAAACATTCGGATACTAAGTATGGCAGACGAAGAAAATAAACCTTTACAACCAATGGGGCTGCTAGATGCAGATGCAGTCTATGTAGAAGAAGTAGAAGGTGAAGATGGTTTAGAATTATCTTTAGAAGAAAATCAAAAACTAAACTTAGCAGGGCTTATAAAGAATCGTTTTCAAGCAGCAGAAGATGCAAGAAGTTCACACGAAGATAGATGGATAACAGGCTATCAAAATTTTAGAGGGTTATACGGAAAACGAGTTAAGTTTAGAGAATCAGAAAAGTCTAGAGTATTTGTCAAAGTTACAAAGACTAAAGTACTTGCAGCATTCGGACAACTTATTGATGTTATATTTGGAACAGGTAAGTTTCCTATTGGAGTTACAGAAACTAAAATGCCCGAAGGTGAAGTATCTGTTGCTCATTTAGATACACAGAATCCAGTACCGGGTATTGAGACAAGCCAACCTGAGACAACTCCAGAAGAAGTCGAAAGTCCTTTTGATGTAGGATATGAAGGTGACGGTAAGGTTTTAAAACCCGGTGCTACCTTTTCAGATGGTAAGTTTCAAGAAAGATTTTTAGAAGAGTTAGCAAAAGAAGAAGGTAATTTTACTCCCGGACCTAGTGCAAACCCACAAGATTTAGAAATTAATCCTGCACAAAAAGCTGCAAGGAGAATGGAAAAATTAATTCATGATCAAATAGAAGAATCAAATGGTGCTTCTGAATTACGTAGTGCATTGTTTGAAGCTGCTATGTTAGGTACAGGAATTATTAAAGGACCATTTAATTTTAATAAAACTTTACATAAATGGGATGAGGATGAAGAGGGTAACAGAACTTATAATCCTTTAGAAGTTAGAGTACCAAGAATAGAATTTGTAAGTTTATGGGATTTCTTTCCTGATCCTTCAGCAACATCTATTCAAGAATGTGAATATATAATTCATAGACATAGACTAAACAGAAGTCAATTTAGAGCATTAAGTAAGATGCCTTACTTTGACAAAGATGCAATTAGAGAATGTTTAATGATGGGTGGTGACTATGAGAAGCGTAGTTACGAAGATCAAATTAGAGATGAAGATGTAGATGAATATGCATTGCCACAATATGAAGTATTAGAATATTGGGGTGTAATGGATGCAGCTTACTTACGTGATGTAGGTGTAGAGTTATCAGATGAAATAGATGATCTAGATGAACTGCAAGTAAATGTATGGACAAGTGGTGGTAAAATACTAAGAACAGTGGTTAATCCATTTACACCATATAGATTACCATATCATGCTTTCCCATATGAAAAGAACCCATATAGTTTTTTTGGTGTAGGTGTAGCAGAAAATATGCATGACTCACAACAGATTATGAATGGTCATGCAAGAATGGCTATTGACAATTTAGCCTTGTCAGGTTCTCTAGTCTTTGATATAGATGAATCTGCTTTAGTCGGAGGACAAAGCTTTGAAGTGTATCCGGGCAAAATATTCCGAAGACAAGCCGGAATGCCCGGTCAGGCGATACACGGAGTTAAGTTTCCAAACACATCAACTGAAAACATGATGATGTTTGACAAGTTTAGACAGCTTGCTGATGAACAGACAGGCATACCTAGTTACTCTCATGGTCAAACAGGAGTACAAAGTATGACTAGAACTGCATCAGGAATGTCTATGTTATTAGGTGCAGCAAGTCTTAATATCAAAACTGTTATTAAGAACTTAGACGATTTTTTACTTAAACCTTTAGGAGAAGCATACTTTCAATGGAACATGCAATTCTTAGAAGATAAGCTTGGAGTCGTGGGAGATTTAGAAGTTAATGCAACTGGTACAAATAGTTTAATGCAGAAAGAAGTTAGATCACAAAGACTAACCACATTCTTACAAACTGCACAGAATCCTGCTATTGCACCATTTGTTAAAATGTCTAAATTAATTAGTGAACTTGCCTACAGTCTCGATCTTGATCCAGATGAAATACTCAACGATCCAGAAGAGGCCGCTATAATGGCACAAATAATAGGAATGCAAAATAATGTTGGACAAGAATCAGGCTCGGAAGTTAGCACCTCTGGTCAAGAACAAGAAGGAATGGGCGGTGTTACTGGAGTACCTCAACCACCTCAAGACCTTGGAGTTACAGGTACTGGCGGTGGCAACATCGGAATTGGAAATGTTCCGCAGTCAGGGGAAGCTGAATTCTCTGGCACACCTAGAGCAGTTGGAGAGTAGTGTAGACGAAGCACTAAATAGAAAGGAAGATATATAATGGCACGAACAGAAGGTAAAATTGAACAAAGCATATATGACAGTATTGATCAAAGTTTATTTGCTACGTACAAAAGAAATCAACCTGAAAAAATAAATCAAGAAGATTTTAAAAACATTTCGAAAAGAGCTAATGTTCCTTTTGATTATGTAGTTAGAAGATTTGATGCAATTTCTAGAAAAGGAGATATTGATCCTTTATTAAAAGATACAAAACGTAAAGGTGATAGAGGTGGAAGGTCTGCAATGTTAGTTGGAGGACAAGCTAAACTTGATAAGAATAATAGTGGCTCAATAGATGCTGACGATTTTAAAATGTTAAGATCATCTAAAGCAGAAGGTGGAGAAATGGATCAACAAATGGACATGTTGATGGGAATGGAACAAGAACAAACAATGCTTCCTGATGAGGAAATGGAAGAAGATTATGTAGATTATGTTGTTGAGGAAACATTGTCTAATGAAGATAGAAATTATTTAATAGATGCTCTCGAAAGAGATGATAGACTTAGTATGATCTTTGATCAAGTAGTCGAGAGTGCAACAGAATTTACTGGTTCTGGAACTGTAGAAGGTCCGGGAACAGCTAAGTCCGATTCGATACCTGCAAGGCTATCGGATGGGGAATTTGTCTTTACTACAAAAGCAACTGAAGAAATCGGAGCAGACAATTTAATGTCTATGATGAAAGATGCAGAAGCTGCTGTAGATGAAAGACAACAACTAGCTAATGGCGGTAGTCCAATGGCAAGGGAAGAAAGAGAAGTAATGGTTGCTCGACAAGAACCAATACAACAAAACATAAATGTTACTAAATCTACACTTGACAATAGTGCAGCAATGCCTCGTCAAGAAGAAGATAATGTGCGTAAAGCCATTAATGAAAACATGATGCTCGACCCTTATCAAAAGCACGTTAGAAGCTAACAAAAACGATAGGCTACTTACGTCAGTAACCCCTATCAAATTTATAACCTTTAGCTACCTTGTTAGATCAAGCCCCTAATTAAAAAAGACGTTTTTAGAATAGGCTACCTTGAGGTAAGCACAAGCCCTAAAAGGAGAACGAAATGGCAGAAGTTGAAAATATACAGGAAGAATCTGTAGAACCAACTCCTAACCCGTATAATCAAAAGAAAGATTGGCACACTGATGAAGTAATGCCTAAACATGGAGATAGTGCGGAAGGATTGTTTTTTGAAAAGCCACAAGCTCAATCAAGTTCAGAAGAAGTGCAAGCAGAACCTGAACAAAATGATAAAGCTTATAGTAGACCAAATTACAAAAAAAGATATGATGATTTGAAAAAACATTATGATACAAGACTCTCGGAGTTTAAACAAAGAGAACAAGAATTGATAGCTGAAGCTACAGCAAATAGACCGGAGTATCAAGCTCCAAAAACTGCTGAAGAATTAGAACAATTTAAAGCCGAGTATCCTGATGTTTATGAAGTGGTAGAAACTGTAGCTCATTTGCAAAGCGAAGATAAAGTTGCAATATTGCAAGAAAGACTCGATGCAATGCAAGGTCGTGAAACAGAAATACTAAAACGAGAAGCGGAGAAAGATTTGTTAAATAAACATCCAGACTTTGCAGAACTTCGTAATAGTGAAGAGTTTCATGCATGGGCAGAAGTTCAACCTGAAGAGATAAAAGATTGGGTTTATAATAATCCTAATAATGCATCTCTTGCAAGTAAAGCCATTGATCTTTTTAAAATGGAAAATGGAATTGTTCCTACACAACCTCGCCAGAACAAATCGGAAAGAAGTTCTGCTGCTGATATGGTGTCTACCAAGACAACAACAGTAGATGAGAAACAACCGAAGATTTGGACACAACAGGAAATCGCTGCCCTACCTATGGCTGAATACGATAGACTTGAAAAAGAAATCGATAAAGCTTTAGAAGAAGGTAGGATTATATAATAACAAAGTTAATAATATTCAAGGAGAATAATTATGGCATTTAATCAATCTGATCAATTTTTTGAGCAGTCAACTGATACTAATGGTAACTTTGGTAATTCCGTAAGTGGTCAAACTAACTCCTTCTTCTTACCGAAAGTCTATTCTAAAAAGGTTTTAAACTTTTTCAGAAAAGCTTCGGTCGCAGAAGCAATCACTAACACTGATTACTCAGGAGAAATTTCTGCTTTCGGAGATACTGTAAGAATCATTAAAGAACCGGAAATCACCGTCTATCAATATGAAAGAGGTGCTGACGTAACTAAAACAGCATTAACAGACCAAGAACTTACTATGGTCGTTGATGTAGCAAACGCTTTTAAATTCATCGTTGATGATATTGAAACTTCAATGTCTCACGTAAACTTCAAAGAAGTTGCTAGTTCATCTGCTGCTTATGCATTAAAAGATGCATTTGATGCAGGAGTTATTGCTGAAATGTTTGCAGGTGTATCTACAAGTTCACCTGATCACGTTATCGGTTCTGACAGTTCAACTGCCGATGCAACACTAGCTCACGCTACTAATTCTGTAGACCTATTAGGTTCTGACGGAACTGGTGTAGATGCTCTAGACCTTATGGCTAGACTAGCTAGATTACTAGATGATCAAAGCATTCCTGAAGAAGGAAGATGGTTCTTAGCACCACCTTCATTCTATGAAGAGCTTTCTCAATCTGGTTCTAAACTATTATCTGTTGACTTCAACGCAGGTCAAGGATCATTGAGAAATGGTTTAGTTGCAAGCGGTAAACTACGTGGATTTGATATGTACAAATCTAATAATGTTGCTAGTACGTCTAACGCTACTGGTAAAGTATTAGCAGGTCACATATCATCTACAGCAACTGCCCAAGCTATAACATCAACTGAGGTCATTCGTGATCCAGATTCATTTGGTGATATAGTTAGAGGTCTTCATGTCTATGGTGCGGAAGTACTTAGACCAGAAGCTCTGGCATCTGCTTTCTATGTAGTAGACTAAGCAAACCCGTAAGTGGGGAAGGAATCGTGTGTTCGCTTCCCCCTTACACCTTTTAATTTTAATTTGGAGAATATAATGCACAAAAGAATGAAAAAAGCCGGTGGTGGTTATGGTAAAGGTAATGGTATGATGCAACGTAAACCTAAAGGTACGGGTGGTCGTTCAATGTATGGACATGGTGGAGAAGCCATGAAAAAAGCTACACCTTGTTAAGATGAAAGTTACAGCACCTAAAGGATACCATTGGATGAAGCATGGTAAAGAATATAAATTAATGAAACATTCAGGTAAGTTTGTAAAACATAAAGGTGCAAGTCTTACTGCAAATTTTGCAATTCAAAAGCAACATAAAAAATAATGGCAACAACTTTTTTAACATTAACTAACGATGTTCTTCGAGAACTTAACGAGATTGAATTAACTTCTGCAAACTTTGCTACTGCAAAAGGCATTCAAAACTTTGTTAAAAATTCTATTAACAAATCTTTAAATGATATTGCTAATGAAGAACCACAACTTCCTTTCTTTGCAGTTGCAGCAAGTGGAGGTACAGACCCTTTCTATGGTAATGTAACTGTAGAAACAACAGCAGGTACTAGATGGTACTTGTTAAAGTCTGGTAGTTCTAGTATTACTACCGACTACGCATCCATTGATTGGGATGATTTTTATTTAACAACTATAGGAGTAAGTGGTGAAACAACCCCTTATACTTCTAGAGGTTTAAAATTTATTACATTAGATGATTGGACAAGATATTTAAGAGATGCAGAGAATGACGATGATGCAGATACTCAAAACTACGGAGAACCTAAATATGTTATTCGTAGTCCAGATCATCGTAAGTTTGGATTAAGTCCTATACCCGATAAAGCTTATAAGGTACATTTTTATGCATATAGTGCACCAACACCTTTATCTGCTTTCGGAGATACTATAGTCTTACCAGACCAGTACTCTAATGTAATAACTGCTAAAGCTCGTTACTATGTGTGGCAATTTAAAGAAAGCCCACAACAAGCTGCATTTGCTATGGATGATTACAAAAAAGGTATGAAGCAAATGAAGTCTAATTTAATTAATCCTGCTCCAAAATATGTTGGAGATGATAGGACATACTTCTAAATATGGCACGATCTCAACCTTATACAGTCGCAGTCAATGGAGGATTAGTAAAATCTTCTAATGTTATAGACTTGTTAAAAACTCCGGGAGTTGCCAAGGATTTAAGAAACTTTGAAGTATCTACAGAAGGTGGATACAGAAGAATTAATGGGTATCAAAAGTTTGGTACTGGAAGCTCTACACAACCTACAAGTGGAACTACAAATATCTTAGGTGTATTTCCATATGCAGATGGAGTTATAGTTTGTGCAAGTACAAATATTTATTTTACACAAGATGGTATAACTTACTTGCAATTAAATAGAGCTAGTGTTGCAGGAAGTGGAGATAAC